CTATGTAACTCTTCCTACGGAAGAGATTACATGCCCCCCCAGCGAATCGGAGCCGACCCCGGCCAAGGACGAGCGCAAGGCGCCTTTCGGTAAAGCCGCGATGCTGGCCGACAACCCGCACGGGCTCGATGAATCCCTGATTGCTGATTACTTGGCGGTCCGCAAATCCAAGGGCGCCCCAATGAGCTCTCGGGTTTGGACGCGCTTGAACGACAAGCTTCGCCAGTGCCTGGCCTTCGGTATCCAGCCTGCCCAGGTCATGGAAATTGTCATCGAGAGCGGGTGGCGCAGCTTCGAGGTGGAATGGATCACCAAGCGATTCGCCGCCAAATCGCCCGCACAGGGCAAGCCAAACAGCCGTCATCACGGCTTCAACGACCGCGACTACCACGATGGCCTTATTCCACGGGAGGATGGCTCGTATGCGTTCTGAAAAAGTTGTCCACCTGTCCAGCATCGCCGGCCCGCAGGTCACATCCATGGCCATGTGCGAAGAGCATGGCCCGTATGAAGCAACCTCTCACCAAGTGCTCAGCCACACCTTCCGCTCGCCGTGCCCAGGCTGCAAGGCGGCGCAGGTCGCCAAAAATCAGGCTGAAGACATCAAGCGTCAGCGCGTGGACCTGGCCTACAAGCTCGGTGATTCGCTGATTCCCAAGCGCTTCAAGGACAAGACCTTCGACAGCTACGCGGCGAACTGCGAAGGCCAGCAGAAGGCTAAAGCGCGCTGCGAGCGCTATGCCGCAGAGTTCGAAGCCAACCTGGCCTCGGGCCGCTGCTTGATCCTGGTGGGCAACCCTGGCACCGGCAAAACGCATCTGGGGGTGTCGATCGCCCAGGCGGTCATGGCCAACTCCGCTCATACCGCTGCCTATCGGACCCTCGGCGGTATTCTGCAAGCCATCCGCGCCACGTTCGATGGCAGTTCGGGCCAGACCGAGGGGAGCATCCTTGACGCGCTGATTCGCCCGTCGCTGTTGGTGCTCGATGAAGTCGGGGCGAGCAAGGAGGCCCCGAGCGATTTCGAACTCAGCCGGCTGTTCTCGATCATCAATGGCCGCTACGAGCGGATGCTGCCGACCATCGTGATTTCCAACCTGGGCGCGAAAGAGCTCCCTGCGGCAATGGGCGAGCGTTCGGCTGATCGCCTGCGGGAGGGCGGCGGCATCGTTCTGCCGTTCGACTGGTCATCCCACCGTGGCCGGGAGGGCATGTAATGCGCCAGACCAAGCTGACCAAGGCCGCGCGCGGCCGGGAGTGCCAGGTGCGCATTCCGGGCGTGTGCAACGGCAACCCCGAGACCACCGTCCTAGCGCACTACCGGCTGGCCGGAACCTGCGGCGTCGGCAAGAAGCCGCACGACCTGCAGGGCGCGTGGTGCTGCAGCGCTTGCCACGACGCCTGCGATGGGCGCAGCCGGGCCGTGGACCGCGATACGGCCCGCCAGTACCACGCCGAGGGTGTCATGCGCACCCAGGCGCTGCTGCTGAACGAGGGGGTGCTGATCGCATGAATGCTCCCGCCCTTCGCCCGTTCAAGGCCAAGCCGGCCCGTGCCAAGCCCGTCGACCGTGAAGGGCAGGAGCAGGCCGCGCTGATGCAGGAGCTGCAGGTGCGCTACCCGCAAGCCTACAAGTTGATCTACCACGTGCCGAACGGCGGGCACCGGGTCAAGGCCGTGGCCGCCAAGCTGAAGGGGCAGGGCGTGAAGGCTGGTGTTCCTGACCTGGTGCTGCCGATGGCGCGCGGCCGTTACTTCGGTCTCTACATCGAGTTCAAGGCCATGCCGCCGTTCGATGCGCCGGTATCGCCCAGCCAAGACGCCTATCTGCAGGCGCTGGCCGGCCAAGGCTACCTGGCCATCGTGTGCCGGGGCAGCATCGATGCCGTTGAGGCCATCCGGGCCTACCTGCTGCTGCCTGCGACGGTGGCCGCATGAGTGCTACCCGGGAAGTGAAACTGAGCGAAGCCGAGGTGCGCCGGCAGGCCGCCGACAAGTCGGTGCGCGACCTACGCGACCCGCGTCACCCCGGTCTGTACCTGCGCTTCTGGAGTAACCGCGAACGCGGTACTTGGCACCTGGTGCGCGGCAAGAAATGGGTGCCGGTCGCCCGGTGGCCCGAGCTGAGCGTGGCGGCGGTGATCGCCGAGTTGCCTGCGCTGCGCCAACGCCTGCTGCGCGACCCGGCTACCGCGCCGGTGGTGTCGGGCATGGCCACCGTGGGCCAGCTGCTGGACTGGTACGGGGACCGCATGGGCCGCGACCGCTCCCTGTCGGCGAAGCGCAAGGCCGGCGCCCGATCCGCCATTGCTCAGCACCTGAAGCCGCGCCTGGATGACCTGGCTGTGCTCGAGGTGAATGCCGAGGCGCTGGACAAGCACCTGATGTGGCCGTGCCAGGCCGAAGTGTCGTTGTCCTACCTGCGGCAGATGTTCGCGCTGCTGCTGACTGCCTTCCGTCAGGCCCTGCAGCTGGGGCTGATCGATCGTAACCCGATGGCCGGGATGCGCTTCAACGATTTCACCAAGGCCAGGATCCTGCCCAAGGCAGCCCGGCTGCGCGGCGTGCAGCTGCCCGAGCTGATGCAGCAGCTCGCCCAGGCCTTCGAGCGGGATCCGGGGGACGCCATGCTGGCCCTGATGATGCTGGCCCACGGCACCCGGATCGGCGAGACCCGCATGGCGCGCTGGAGCGAGATTTCCCTGGCCGCCGCCGAGTGGTTCATTCCGGCGGCGAACACCAAGACCCGCACCGAGCATCGCCTGCCGCTGACCACCCAGGTGGCGGCGCTGCTGAGCCGGTACCGGACGATCCAGCAGGCCCGGGGCTACGAGGGCGTGTACCTGTTCCCGAACCGCCGTGGCCTGCCGCTGAGCGAAACCCAGGCAAGCATGGTGTTCACCCGACTGGGGCAGGGCCAGTGGACCAGCCACGACCTGCGCAAGGTGTCCCGTACCACCTGGACCGACCTCGGCATCGACGGCCACATCGGCGAGATGCTGCTGAACCACACGCTGGGCAAGATCGCCAGCACCTACATCCACACCCAGGCCATGCAGCAACGCCGGGCAGCCCTGGAGAAGTGGCACGCCTGGTTAGACGGCATCGGTTTCGGTGCCATTCACGGCCTTACCAAGGCCTTATCCGAAATTTCACAGAATTCGGCCCAGCCAGCGGAACACAAGGCCTCCAGCGACCTTGCCGAATTTGTAATTAGCGAGGATTCGAAATGACCATTGGCGAATTCGCATACCAGGGCGCGGGCCTGCTGCTGGCCTATTACATCGGCTGGGTTCGAGCTCATTACGCGGTCGCTGCCGAGTGCGAGCGCCTGGGTGGTTTCTACGTGGGTAGCAAGACCTTCCGCTGCGAGAAGGTCGAGGATTCGAAGGAATGAAGAAGAGCCACGGCCCAGCCTTCAAGAAGGCCGTGATCGAGCTGGACAAGTGCCCTTTGTGCCGTGGGAGAGCGGTCACTCAGGGCCTGTTTCACGAACTGCCATGTGACCACTGCAACGCCTCGGGCTGGGTAGTGGCTGCAACTGGCGAGGCCCTGGCTTTAGATGAACTGGTGACCCAGCTCAGCATGAGGCTTCGAGCAGCGCTCCGGCAGATCGAGCAGTTGAAGAACCCTCAGGCATCCGGGCCTGAGGCGACATATCAGGGAAGCAACCGGCGCGGCGCCGGCGGCACCAACTACACCGGCGATTGAGGGGGAAGGACCATGGTTTACAGCAGCGTATCGGGTGCGGTAGTTGCCGCTCTGGCGGCGGGCGAGAAAGGATCAGCGAAGGCCCAGGCCTGGCAAAAGCTGTACAAATCGGCAGAGGAGGAGGGCGGCTGCTTGGCCTCATTGGGCGGCCGATCGGGCGGTATTGACCGCACCCAGGTGGATTACTGGCTGTCAGCGCGCCTCCATCACATGCTCAAGGGCAGGCACTGGGATGCATTGGTCGCCAAGTACAGCACTAACAAGGCGAAGAAGGTTCAGGCGATCACGCTGATCCGGCCACTCATCGCGAGCCCAGCGCCGACACTGTTCATCTACAAGGCAGTGACCGCGTGGGCTATCCCGAAGCTCAAGGGCGCACGCCGGAAGGCTCCGCAATCCGTGTCGGTGGATATCGCCCTGGATGCATCGCCATGGCGTCGGGAGGCGACCGTGAACGCTGCTGTGGCTGCTGGCCAAGCCGCGAAGAAGCGCATCGAGGCGCTCGAAGAGGATGTGATCATCCTGCCCGACAGCTTCTACGACATGAACACCTGGGATCTCGATGCTACGCCTGAGTCCACGCGCCGGCGCTGGAGGCTGGATATCAACGAGAAATTAGACGGGGTGATCGACGACGCGCTGGCAGAGGTGCGGGTGATATTGGAAGCCGAGGACCTGCTGATGAAAGAGGCTGCATGATTGCCTGTTGACATCAGTGAGCGACTGAGCGAAATTATCCCCATCCTGTCATTCCTGCGCGTGCTGAGGACTGACTATCGAAAACCCGGCCTTGGAGCCGGGTTTTTTGTTTATGGCCTACTCGCGAAGAATACGAGGCAGTGGAGCTGCTTCGCCTTTCAGGTTGTGAATGCATTGCAGACCTGTTGTGGTCAATGTGTATGTGCTTCCGAAGCTATCGGACTGCTCCCGCAGATAACCTTCGTCTACAAGCCAGCGTCGGACCTGTTGCACCCATGCATTCAAGTCGAGCCACTCCTGTGAGTTCTGCGCCTCTCCCCATTCGTTGAACTTGACCTTCTCGGCTGACAAGCCAGTCGAGTTGATGTCGACGCTCACAAATTTCGGAAACTCTCGATGAACGGTTTCCAGAATGATTTCCAGCGTCTTATCGAAATCCAGCATAGAAGTGCTGCCCATTTCATCCTCCAAAATGATTGTTGATCGATAACGATATCACGTAGCCATTAGTGGCAGTATTTCCCCAGGAGCAACAACTATGGCCGAGCCAAGTACCGGCGCCCTCGCAGTGACCGGCGTACTTGCCAGCGTCGGCCTGGGTGCTGCATTCCCTCAGCTGGATCTCGCTGCCCTGGTCGGCGCGTTCGGCGGGGCTTTCTTCTACGTGGTGTTCGCCAAGGACATCAGCACCTGGCGTCGCGTCGGCTACCTTCTGGCCGGTTGGATCGGTGGCTACTTCGGTGCGGCTGAACTGATGGGCCGGGCCTGGACCCAGACTGCCGGCTTCAGCGCTTTTGTCTGCGGTGTTCTCTGCGTGGTCACGTTCTCCGGCTTGCTGGAGTGGATGCAGACCGGTCGCATGCCGACTTGGCTGCAGTGGGTCTTCCGCCTGCGAGCCAGGAAGGAGGGTTGAATGGTTGCCGTTATCCAGGCCGCACTGTGCGCCGTCATCTTCGTGATGATCGGCCTGCGCTACCGGCCGTATCCAGATGCCCGCTACAAGCTGGGCATATCGCTGATGGCGTGGGCGGCCTGCGCTGTGACGGGCATGCAGTGCGTCAGCCTCGTTGGCCGCATGGTGATGCACGACGATTTCGCCGATGCGTCCTGGTTCAACACCGCGTTCTACCTGCTGGCTGCCATCCTGGTGTGCCGGGCTAAGGGGAATGTTGCCAAGATCGTGAGGGTTGATTGATGAAGAGCGCCGAGCAATCCCGCCTCAAGTATCTGTTGTCGTCGCGCCCGTTGATCGTGAAGCGCGAGGGCATGCATGTGTGCCTCCACGACGCTTTCAGTGGTGAGGTGCTGGCGGGCCAGACCAAGGTCCAGCTTATCCAAGAGGCTGGCGAGGTGACGCGCTTGGTCGTCGAGTTCAACTGCGACGGCGAGTACGTTCGCCTGCAGGGTGAGTGATGTCCTGCAGCGGATGCGCCGCCCGGCGCGCCTGGATCAACAAGTGGACAAAGGTGGCCTATGAGCGAGCCCGTGATCTCGTTACTGGAACAGATGCTGGAAGAGCAGAAGAAACAGACAAGCCTGCTCGAGCAGATCGCAACCCAGAACCTGGCACTGATCGAAGCCCTGGCGGATGAAGGCGGTGTCGATCCTGATGCGCCACCGCAGGCCTACCTGAGTGGCGCGCCATGCCGTTGAGACCTCAGCGGCCGTGCCGGGCCCAGGGCTGTCGTGCTCTGCACCGCAATGCCAATGGCTACTGCGATGGCCATGACGACGTGGCTGCCGAGCAGGCCAAGGCTTGGGCGACACGTAAGGGGTCGGGCCGTGGTGGTCGCCCCTGGCGCCGCAAGCGTGAGCGAATCCTGAAGCGAGACCAGTACCTCTGTCGGTGCGACGACTGCACTCAGCTTGGTCGCATCCGCGAAGCGCATGAGGTTGACCACATCGTAGCCCTGGCCCACGGCGGTACCGACGATGACGACAATCTTCGGGCGATCAACCGTGATTGCCACAAGGCGAAGACGCAGCGGGAGTCGAAATC